GAACAGCATCAGCAGCAACTGGTCGGTGAAGTCGATCAGCCTCAACTATCGGGATGCTTGAATCGGACGGCGCCCCTGCGCAGCGGGGGTGAAGGCCCGGGGTTCCGGGCGGCACCGTCAGGCGGATGTCGTAACCGCCACCACGAAAGGATTCACATTGAACGGGAAGCTCGCCAAGCGCTTGCGCCGACTGGCCAAGCAAGAGATGTCGGCCAACGCCGAGACCGTGGATCGCGAGCTCGTGGTCGCGCGCGTCCGCGGCCACGATCGCATCGTCAATGAGCCGATGTCCGTGAGGGCGTTCTACTCACAGCTGAAGGGCGCCTACAAGGACTACGCGAGCGGCGTCAGAAAACCACAGCCGCCACAGTCTGAATGAAGTTTTTTCTCGACAGCCAACATTTTGTTGGCATAATCAACCCATGGACATCAAGCAACAAACCGCGCACTACCGCTCCCGCATCAAAGAGATGCTGAAGCGCGTGCCGGAAGGCGTCATCAGCGGCGGTCATGGCAATACCGCCGCCTACAAGAAGGCGGTCGCACAGGCCACCAAGGTCGCAAACGCGGCCAACCCCTCGCTGGAGTCGCTGATCAACGCGCACAACCAGCTCTCATCGTTCTACTGAAGAAAGACCACTACGCAATGTCATCAGTCAACAAGGCCATTCTCATCGGCAACGCCGGGCGGGACACCGAGGTCCGCCACCTGGCCAGCGGCATGGCCGTCGCCAACGTCTCCATCGCCACCTCGAGTTACCGCAAGGACAAGCAGACCGGCGAGCGTCTCGAAGAGACGCAGTGGCACCGCGTCACCTTCTACGACAAGCTGGCCGAGATCGCTGGGGAGTACGTCAAGAAGGGCACCAAGATCTACGTCGAGGGCGCGATCAAGTACGGCACCTACACCGACAAGGACGGCGTCGAGCGCAACACCACCGACATCATCGCCAACCAGATGACGCTGCTCAGCAGCCGCGATCAGCAGGGTGGCGGCCAGGGCGGCGGATCGTCTCAGAGCGAGCAGCGCCAACAGGCCCCGCAACAGCGCGGCCAGCCCCCGCAGCAGCGTGGTCAGGGTGCCGCGCCGCGCCAGCAGCAGCAGCGCGGCGGCAGCAGCTTCGACGACATGGACGACGACGTGATCCCATTTTGATCATGCAGTGCGTCAAGTGCGGACATGACAAGCCGGCTGCCGACTTCTATGCGAACGATCGGACCTGCAAGACGTGTCGCTGCGCGATGGTGCGAGCCAACCGCGCAGCGAGGGCCGAGCAGTACCGGGCATACGAAGCTGAGCGCGCCTCGCAGCCTCACCGGAGGGCCCTCAATCGGTCCACGGCAAAGGCTTGGCGCGAAGAGCATCCAGAGTGGCGCTCAGCGCAGACCAAGGTCGGCAACGCCATCCGAGATGGAAGGCTGCAGCGCTGGCCGTGCGAGATCTGTGGCGCCAAAGCGCACGCACACCACCCGCACTACGACGCACCTCTTGTGGTCACTTGGCTTTGCCCAACTCACCACAAGGCTGCGCACCGCCTGCTGACGGACGCAGCCACCACATCAATCTCCCACCACCAACCGAAAGGAAACCTGTGAGCACAGTCATCTCTCCCACCCCCGGCCGCATCGTCTGGTATTACCCGGCGGCCAACGACAACCTGCCCCGCGTCGGCGCCCAGCCGCTCGCCGCCATCGTGGCTGGCGTGTGGGGCGACCGCTGCGTCAACCTGGCCGTCTTTGACGCCAACGGCGACGTGCAGCGGCGCCCCTCTGTGCACCTGGTGCAGCCCGACGAGGAGCGCCCGAGCGGCGCACACGCCACCTGGATGCCCTACCAGATCAGTGCCGCCGGCATCGCGCCGCAGGCGTCCGCGCCCGCCCCCGTCCCCGAGAGCGACCCCAATTCCGAGGGCAGCACCACCGACTGAAGCAATACGGCCGAAAGCGGATGCCCGCCTGAGTGAGCCGCCCAGTAGCGGAGCAACGGGACGCAGCGAGTAGGCCACCCCAACACACACCATGAAACTCATCAAAAACGCATTGGTCTACAAGGCAGAGCTGCCGAGTTCGACCGCACTGGAGGCGCATCTCAAGGAGAAGCCGTTCGTCGACCCGATGCCGTTCGAGGCGGGGTCCTCCGGCTTCGTCAGCCGCAACGGTGAGGGTCTCGTCGACACCTTCATCGGTGGCCTGGCATTCGCCGTGCGCATCGACACCAAGATCGTGCCCGCCAGCGCAGTGAAGGCCGAGTTCGACAAGCGCAGCAAGCAGCTGTGCGAGGAGACCGGCAGGAAGCGCCTCAGCAAGGCAGAGCGCGCCGACCTGAAGGACCTGATCACCATCGAGTTCCGCGCCAAGGCGCTGGTCAAGACGATGCTGGTGACGTGCTTCTACCGGCGCGACAGGCAGTACCTGATCATTCCGACGTCCAGCAAGACGACTGCAGCCGCCATCGTCGCGCTGCTGATCGCCGCCGTCGGCAGCGTCAAGACCGAGACCATTCACGTCAACGACGTGAAGCACGGCTTGACCACGCGCATGAAGGCTTGGCTCGACGACGATGCCGACGCCTTCGGCGAGTTCATGCCGCACGTCGACACGGAGCTGGCGATGGGCGGCCAAAAGCTGACCGTCAAGATGGAGCAGCTCACCGAGGCCAAGGCCGGGCTGCACAAGGCATTCGCCGATGGCTTCGGTGTCAAGTCGATGCGCCTGCTGGCCGGCAACGAGGTCAGCTTCAAGCTGACGTCGGACTTCGCGTTCAAGTCGATCGACTTCCCGACCAACCCAGACGCCGAGAAGAACGACGAAGACGTGTGGTTGCACGAGGCGGCGGTCCAGACGCTGAACCTGTCCTCGGTCATCGCCGAGCTGTGCGACATGCTGGGCTACAAGGAGCCGGAGCAAGAGAAGGAGGCCGCATGACCAAGCCCCGCCTGATTGGCCTCACGGGCTACGCCGGCACCGGCAAGGACACCGTGCGCGCAATCCTGGAGGGGCAGTACGACCTCGACGGCATTGCCTTCGCGGACCCGATCCGCGACATGCTGGGCCTGCTGCTGGCCACCGTCGGCGCCGACGAGGGGTGGATGACCGAGCGTCACCTCAAGGAGGTCGACATCCCCCAGCTCGGCGCCAGCTACCGCAAGCTCGCGCAGCTGCTTGGCACCGAGTGGGGGCGCGCCATCGACCCAGACTTCTGGGTGCGCATCGCCGCCGCCAAGGTCGAGCTCTGCAAGAGCTTCGACAGCGCCGGCGTGGTGATCAGCGACGTGCGCTTCCCCAACGAGGCGACCTGGATTCGGTCGCAGGGCGGCGTCCTGTGGCGCGTGATTCGCCCGGGCACGGCGCCGGTGCGATCGCACGCCAGCGAGGACCTAATCGCCAGCCTGCAGCACAACTACGTGATCGACAACCGCGGCACGATCGACGACCTTGACGTCGCCGTGAGAGCCGCCATGGCCCATCTCGGGGAGGCCTCGTGACCCTCGAGGCCCTTGGCGTGGTGTCGTTCGTGTTTGTCGCGTGCTTTACGGCGCGCGCCTACGCGAACAACGCGGGGCCCGGGCAGACTCCACGCGGCGCGATCATCGAGGCCTGGCTGAACATCGCGGTCGGCTTTGCGGTGAACTTCGCTGCCAACTTCCTGCTGCTGCCGCTGGTGGGCGCGAGCTTCACTGCGGCCGAAAACTTCGCTCTCGGCTGGATCTACACCGCGATCTCAATCGTTCGGCAGTACGTGATCCGCCGGTACTTCAACAACGCCATCCACAAGGCCGCCGCGCGAATTGCCGGCGGGTACTGACATGACTGAAAAGACCAACTTCCGACGCACCGCCGACTGGCTCGCCGCCTGCGGCAAAGAGCCCAGCAACAAGCAGCACCTGGCCACTCAGATCGGCGTGCACCTCGAGGAGTGCATGGAGCTCATCGACGAGCTGATCATCACCGGATCGGTCGCCGACAACGAGAACCTCTCTGCGGCAGCCACGACCATCAAGGGAGTGGCGCACCGCCTGAAGCAGGGCACGACCGGGGTCAACATCAAGAACCGCGCCAAAGCGCTGGACGCGCTGTGCGACTCCGAAGTGACCGGCAATGGCGTGGCATTCCTTGCCGGCTTCCATAAGGAGGAGGCCGACCTCCGCGTGCTGCGCAGCAACGACTCGAAGCTCAACGAGGACGGCACGCCGGTCATCCTGCCTGGCGGCAAGATCGGCAAGTCGGCGCGGTACGTCCCGCCGTTCCTCCTGGATCTCGTATGAGCTTCGGTACTGGCGCGCTGCCGGGCACGCCGAAGAACACGCTCCCGCTCAAGGAGTGCCCCAAGTGCGGCCAGCACAAGGAGCCCTCTGGCGGGGTCCAGATTGGTCCCGGCAAGTGGCGCTGCCATGAATGCTGGATCAGATTCACCCTAAGGAAGAAGTGACATGGGCATCAAGGAAAGCATCGAGGGACTGTCTGAGGACCTCCACGAGATCCTGTCATCGACGGCCGCCGCGCGCGGGCCCGAGATGGCCAACGCTGTTGCGATAACCTTCGAGGCGCGTCAACTGGTCGACCTTGTGCACAACTTGGCGCACATGGTCGAGAGCAGCAATCAGGAGTACGCGACACGGCTAGTGGGCATTGCGCAAGACTTGCTTTCGGCCATGCTCTTGAAGGCTCTGGCGCACCTTGGTCAAGAGAAGATTGAAGAGGCGCTGAAGATGAGCGAGCAACTGGACCAGCGGCGCGACCGCGTCATCGACAGCGTGCTGCAAATAATGGAGGGTGGCGGAAGATGACCACCAAGCTGCAGCGCGAGGCCGTCGCGGCGGTCAAGGCCTGGTGCAAGAAGAACAAGGTCAAGATCATCGGGTCGGTGCGCCACGTCCACCCGCGCAGCTACGTCATCGGGCGCCTGGCGCCCTCTTGTCTGGTCGTCTCGAAGTGCTGGGCGGACAGCGAGCCGCATATGCGCGAGCTGGACCGCAAGCGCCCGCTGACCGCAATCCACGAGTTCGACGCCTCGCTCAAGGAAGGCGATTGGTGCATCACGGCCTACGTCACCACGGCGGGCTCTGGCGGGCGCGTGGCCATTCGCATACCGGAGCCGAAGTGATCTACAGCGTCGCCCAGGTGGCCGAGATGCTCGGCTGCACCCAGGAGATTGTGGTTGAGCGCATCTACGCCGGCGAGCTGCCCGGCGCCAAGTTTGGCCGCGGGTGGGTGATCCCGGCTGACGCACTGCGGGTGCGCCTCAACGAGATCGCTCTCGAGCACGCAAAGGCTCGGCGCCAGGGGCCGTCGCCGATTAGGCGCAGGCCCGCACCCGCCCTTCCCGTCAGAGCCTTGCCGCGAGATCCTCGGCCCTGAAGCTGGCGTATCGGGCAGGCATCGGGCTCTTGACCGACCAGCCCATGATCTTGCGGATCTCGCCCTCCCGGAACAGCCAGTTGCCATCATCGGATCGCATCTCGAACCACCGGCATGTCGCCTCATGTCGCAGGTCATGTTCGGTCAGGTCAGCCAGGCCGGCATAGTCGAACAGCGTGCCGAACCGGCGCGAGAGCTTTGCGGTCACGCGGTCGAGCTCCTCGGGGTCGCCGTTCCAAAACGGGAAGACGGGCTGATCGGCCGGGATGTCCTGCACCCAGGCGGCCAGCAAGGGGCGCAGGTGGCGCACCAGGGGCACGTTTCGGAACTCAGGCACCCCTGCCCTGGATTTGCCCGATTGAACGCGCACAAAGGTCTCTGACACCTGCCTGCGGTGCAGGGTGTACGCCTCGCGCAGCCGGATGCCGGTGTTCAGGATCAGCAGGAACAGCAGCCTGAAGGCCGGATCAACCTGCAGGGACCGCTCCCGGTCCGGCCGCCGCTCGCCATCCAGCACGCGGGCCAGCACAGCCTCTTCGTTGGGCAGCAGGCGCCGGTCCCGCTCCACGTCCGACTTCACCACCGCGCTGGTTCCCTTGATGGCCTCGGCGTCTCGAGCGGTGTAGGTGGCGTACCCCTTGGGCAGCAGCCGCAGCGGGTTGGCCACCTGGATGTCGGGGTGCGAGCGCAGATACCAGTCCAGCGCCCTGGCCAGGCAGCCCACGCGCTTGCGGATGGTGCCGGGGGCCAGGTTGGTCTTGCGCTTGAGGTGGGTCACCCACGCCTCGGCCCACTTGTAGGTCAGCTCGTCCAGGCGCATGCCGCCCAGGTCGGCAAGGACGTGGTTCAGGACGTCGTCGTCGGACCCGGACAGATCGCCCTTAAAGCGCCAGGCGCGCACGATCTCGGCGACGGAGTCGAGCGGCTTGACCTTGGTGTCGATGAAGGCCGCGGGAACGATGCCGTCGGCCAGAAGGCTCTTGGCCTGGTCGCCGTAGCTGTGCGCCTCGGCCTCATCGTCGAAGGTGAGGTAGACATCCTTGGGCAGCAACTTGCTGCGGATGCGCAGCTCAAACTTGCCGGATTTGGTCTTGCGAACAAAGGCCATTGTCGACTCGGGCGGTCAGGGGGTGCACGCGGACAAACTCGCGTAGACCAGGAAGGTATCAGACCAACAGGGGGTTGACCACCCAAACCGGGTGGTCGCGAGTCGAAATCAGGAATGGTTGAGGCGAAAAAAGAGCCGCTCGCGGCGGCTCGGTTTTGCTAAGTGCTTGATTTATTTGGAGGCGCGAGCCGGAATCGAACCGACGTCCGCGGCTTTGCAGGCCGATGCCTGCCTTTGTTTTCAACAACTTGCACGGTCACCGCCGGTCGACACTAGCAAGTGCGCCAGAGCGCGTACAGCGCGCCTCCAATTACCACGGCCAGCGCCGGGTGCGATGCGGCCAGGGTGACGAGGCCGATTAGGATGGAGACTCCGCAGATGGATGGCCAGCAACGCATCGCCGATTCTACTGAACCGTTGCGTGCGCGCAACAAAAAAGACCGCCCCGAAGGGCGGTTGCGAATCGTCGTCAGTGGCCGCGAAGTGCCGACACTTCGCAACATCACATCACTGGGCACCCTCAGACTCGAGCTGCTTCTTGACCGCGTTGCGGATCTCCTTGGGCGCGGTGGCGGCGATGCGCTGGGCCTTGGTCTTGTTGGCCTCCTGCACGCGCTTGTTGATCTGCGCCTCGTCGATCCTGATCTTGCTCTCGGGGTTCTTGCGGTTCCAGTCGGCGAGCTCGTCCTTGGCCTCCTGGATGAGGTCGGGCTTGCGCTCGATGCGGCCGCGTGCCCACTTGTCCGCGATCTCGGTCTCGCGCAGCTTGTTCTGGCCCACCAGGTTCGCCTGGGTCATCGTGGCGCCCTGCACCTGCGCGACGGCCCGCGGCTGGAAGCCGATCGACTTGGCCAGTGCATCCCAGCCGTCGGTGTCGACGACCTTGCGGCCCTTCATGTCGCGGTAGTAGCCCATCTGGGCCATGTCAACCGCCTTGAGCGCGTTCTGCGCAGCCACGGGCGCCAGCACCTCGGCGGCCTTCTTGACCTCGCCTTGGGCCAGGCTGGCCAGCGCGGTGCCGGCGTTGGCGAACAGCGTGCCGGCCGGGCCCACGACCTCGAGGAAGTCGCGGCCGTAGTCGGTCTTCTTGGTGAGGGTTCCCGTGCCCGGGAACAGGTTGCCCAGGCCCATGCGACCCGAGAAGTCGATTGGCATGCCCGGCAGGCCGGACAACCCGCTCATGACGAACTCGGCGCCGGACTGGCCTAGGATCGATGCGAAGAATTCCTTCTTCGCCTGCTTGCTGTCGAAGCTGCGGCCGAGCACGCGCTGCATGAAGCCGTCGATCACATCGTCCAGGTCGTCGGCACCAGGCAGTCCACTCATGCCGGCGGTCAGGAACAGCACGCCGAGCGCCAGGCCGACGGCCTTCTTGCCCTCGGGCCCGTTGCCCCACATGCGGCGCAGGAACTCGACGTAGGCGATCGAATACTGCTTGAACGTAAACAGGGTGCCGCCGACCGCACCGCGTGCCCACTTCGGTTTGTTGCCCTTGTTGTAGACGCCCTGGGTCTCGGCGATCGCTTGCTCAGCGAACGCCATGGGGTCAGGCATACCCTGGTCGCGGGCCAGCTTGTAGGCGGCGATGAAGGTCACGCGGCGGTTGAACTGCTCGGCGGCCGAGAACAGCTTGCCCCAGACCAGGCCGAGCTTGGCCATGCTGTTGTTGACCTTGGCCGCGGCGTCGCCCGCCTTGGTGCCGTCGCCGCTTTGCAGCGAGCCCCGGCCCTGGGCCTGGGCCATCAGCTGGTGCACCTCCTGCGGGCTGACGATGCCGAGCTCTTCACCACGCTTGAGCGCGGCCTGGAGATCGTCGTCGTTGCGAATGCCGCGCGACACCAGCCTGACGGCGTCTGCCATGCGCTTGGACGCGCCAACGGTGCCATCGAACTGGGTCAGGTACGGCAGCGTCATCGTGAACGGCTGGGTCATGTTGACCAGGGCCGACGCGATCGAGCCGCCGATGAACTGCGTGAACAGCAGGCCGCGGAGGGCTTGCGCCTCCTCCTGCGGGTTCTGGATGTAATCCACCAGTCGGATGGCTGCGTCCTTCACATCGCCGTCAGTCACCGCGGCGGCCGAGCGGCTGATCTCGCCCGCGTGCAGGTTGGTGGAGATCTGCCGTGCGTTGCTGTACACGAAGCCCGCCAGCACGCGCCCGGCGTCCTCGCTGAAGCCGTCGATGCCCTTGCGCTGGATCAGGCGCTTCATGGCCGAGCGGTTGGTCTTGGCCATCTTGAGGTAGGCCTGGAACACCTCCGACTTTGCGTCGACGCCAGACTCCTCCAAGCCCAGGCTCTCGCCGAACAGCGCCAGCGTCTCGGGCGTCACGCCGCTGAAGAGCTTGTAGCTCTCCTGGCTCATGGTGCCCGTGGTGACAGTGGCGTCGGGGTACTGCTCGCGCATCTCGCGCGCCATCTTGTTGGCGTCGCGCTCGTTCTCGAACATCGAGAAGTAGAGCTGCTCGCCATCCTTGCTGACGGCGTAGACCGTGAACTGGCCGAAGCGAGACAGCGGGGCGTAGCCGCGGGCCATCAGGCCGATGGCCTGGCCGGCCTTCTCCTTGATCGCGCGCTTGCTGTCCTCGAGCACCTTGGCGCGCTGCGGCTGCTGCTCGATGAGCTGGTCCAGGTGCGCGACCATGGCATCGAGTGCACCGTCCAGGTTGGTGGCCTCCAGTGCACGCTGGCGCACGCCGGCACCGTCGGTGCCCAGGTAGCGCAGCATGTCGGAGACGGCCAAGTCGGTCAGGCTCTTGTTGGTCGCCCGGCGGAACTCGCGGTACAGCTTGACCTGGCGGTCGTTCAGGCCGAACAGCTCGCGCAGCTCGTCGTTGGTGAACACCACGCCGGCCGTCGACACGTCATCGGTCTCGATGACGTTGCCCTCGTCGTCGCGGGTGTACTTCAGCGTGCCGCCGAAGATCGGGTCGCGCAGGGCCTTGACGTCCTCGGCCGACAGCGGCGAGCGGGCGACGTCCTTGAGCGTCTCGAGCTTGGGCAGGATCGACGGCGCCAGGTCGGCCGCGCGCGTGGCGTAGGCCGAGACGTCGTTGATGAAGCGCTGCACGGCATCGAACACGCGCTTGAACTGCGGGTGCTTCTGCGCGATGTTGTACTGCGTGCCGACAGATCGATCCCACCAGTTCAGCTTCTTGCTCGTCTTGAGCAGGTCGCCGAGCTGGTAGTTGGTCGAGATCTTGAGCTCGCTCAGGTCGTCGAACCAGGGGCGGTCGGCGCTCTTCGTGATGTCCGGGCTGCTTGGGTCGAACGTGCCAGAGTTGCCGATGGCGGACTTGATTTGGGTGGGTCGAAACACGGCCCAGGTTCGCTTGCCCCCCGGGGCCCGCTCGGTCACTGGGGAGCCGCCAAAAACCGAGGCCCCGCCCTCGATCATGGAATAGCCGTCGTAGCCTTTGGAGATGGCGTACTCGATGAAACCCGGGTAAGCCTCGAAGGCCTCCCAGCGCTCGTTCATAAACGCCGTCTTTGCGAGGTCGAACTTGCGCCTGTCGCCTCCCGTGGCTTTGTTGTAGAAGGGCTCGAAGTCGGGCCAGCTTTCTGGCGTGACGGGGCTCTCGACGCGCAAATAGACCGGGTACGTTACAGGCGCCTCGCCAGTCTCTCTTTTCCCCCATACGCTGTAGAAGCCCGTGTACTCGATGTCTTCTGCAAAGAAGATCGCTCGGTGTCCCGCCGCCACGCGGTCAGAGATTGGCTCTCGCGGGTTCATCAGCGAGCGCACGACAGCTTCGGCGGGCCGGCCCCTCTTATCAAGAACCTCCATTCCGCTGGCGTAGTTGACAACAACCTTGTCGCCGGCTTCGAGCCACATGGCCAAGAGGTGCTCGTTGCCGCTCAGCTTCTCGGTGCCGCGCAACTCTTTCCATCCCGGGCGCTGCTTGCTTGGGGCGCTTTTCAGGCCCTCCCATAGCCTCGGCTTAAAGTCGAATCTCGTGATCGATGGGTTTTTGGACCCGTGGTACACCACCAGCGGATCACCGTTCTCGTCGACCACCTTGCTGTCACCGAACCAGGCCTTGAACTCGGGCGTGTCGGCCTGGGTGCGATCGGCGGACTTGGTGATGTCAGGGTTTGCCGGATCGAAGGCGCCACTGTTGCCGATGGCGGACTTGATCTGCTCAGGGCGGAAGGCGACATACTCCTGCGTTCCAAGTTCGTCTGTGTAGATTACGCCCCCGTGCCCCATCCCCTCCAGCTTGGCGCGAAGTTCAGCGGCGCTTGCGCTGCGCGGCAGGCCGGCGGCATCTCGGGCCAACACGCCGCGATCAGGCATACGCTTGACACGCTCCCCAACCCTGCGGCCAAACAGCACAAGAGGATTTTGCAGCGAAAGGTAGACGGGGTAGACAGAACCGCCGCTGGGCTTTCGGCTTGGGTCGCTGAAGGGTTGATACCCGGCGTATGAGCTGGCGTCCGTTGAGTCGCCGAAGTAGAAGCCTCGGCCCATGAACCCATCGTCGGTGCGACTCCCGATCTTGTCTTCCGAGAACCGCTCAATCGAATCGTTTGCATGAGTCCCGTGATACACAACCAGCGGCCGGCCCTCGGCATCAACCACCTTGCTGTCGCCGAACCAGCGCTTGAACTCCGGGCTGTCGATGTCACGCTTCTCGCTGGCCCGGATGTCGCCGCGGTACGGCGTCATGGCGTCCTCGCGTGAAACCGGAAATGGAATTGAAAAAGAGGGATTCTCAGCCGTGGCTTGGGCTCGCAGTTCGGTCGGCCAGTCCTTGACGTAGTCGAATCGACTGGGGTCGGCCTGCTCGCTCCAGCGCAGCCCGGCCACGCGCAGGATGACGGGCATCTTTTCGTAACCCGCAGCCTTGAGGGCGCGGGCGCGGTGGCGGCCTTCGTGGCCGTCTGCGCGGTAATCCGAATCGACGTTTAGGTAAGGCAGCGAACTGAATCGGGCGCCGTTGTCCAGCAGCTTTTTGACGTCACGCCCCTTGGCCTCTTCTTCGCCTTTCTCGGCTAACGCCAAGAAGTCGCCGATCGGCATGTCAATCAGCTTTTCGCGGCTCTTGTAATCCGGGACGCGGTTGTTCTCAATTTGCTTTGGATCAAACCGCTCGGCGCTGCTGGTGTCGCGCTTCTCGCTGGCCTGGACACGATCGGCGGACTTGGTGATGTCGGCCTCCGGCCGCCACACCAGATCTTTGCCACCCTTGCGGATTGGCGTGAACCCGTTCTTCTTGTAGAACTTGGTCAGGGCCGCCTGGCTGACGCGGCCCTTGTCCCAGGGGTACAGCGTCAGCGGCATGTTGTCCTCGGCCGCCAGGCGCTGCAGCTCCTGCATGCCCTTGGTGCCGTTGCCGCTGCGCAGCGGATACGCCTGGAACCACTTGACCTCAGCGGCGCCCGGCACGGTCACGCTGTCGTCCAGCTCGAAGATGACCATGTCGTCTTCGCCGAACATCATTACGCGCTGGCGCCCGTTCATTGGGTTGCGAGGGAACATCTCGTTCACCTTGGCCACCCATGCCTTGGCCCTGTCCCTGGATGGCTTGTCGGCAGAGAAGTCAACGGTGATCTCGCCGCCGTCGCGATCCTCTGACTTGCGCACCGCGAAGCCCATTGCCTTGAGGTCGAGCGGCTTCTCGCGCGGCAGGTCGGCGACGCCGGCCTTGTCGTTGATGCGCTTGACATCCGCATCAGACAGCACGCGGTTGACCCTCATCTCGCCGCCGATCAACCAGGCGCCCGTCATCTTCGGGTTGGTCTTGTAGCGGTAGAAGCCGCCCTCCGGAACCCGGTCGGTGATGTGCGCCTTGACAGGCACCACCTTGCCCTGGGCGTTGGTGCCGCGCTTGTTGGCCTCCTCCTGCCAGTCGACATCGGCGGCGAACTCCACCTCAGCCCAGACTTGCTCAGGGTTGCGCACTGTGGGCTTGTTGTCGCCCGGCTTCGGCTTCATGCCGATGTGCGTTGCAACAGGCATGTCACCGGCGTGCCAGCCCGGGCGGTAGGCCAGCGGGCCCAGCTTGGACTTGACCTTGCCGCCGGCGGCCGCGGGCCCATCTTCGGCGCGCAGCCATTGCCCCATCGGCACCGACTTGTCGGCGTTGACGAACAGCGGGAACAGCTTGCCAGGCTCGCGCGGCGAGGTGCGGAAGAGCTTGTAGGCCTTGACCGTCCTCTCTGGCTCATAGTCGCGGTCGACGCTGAAGCGGATATCGCCTTCGTACTGGCGGAAGTTGGCCTCCATCTCGCCCATGCCGAACCGAGCCGCCTCTTCGGCGGTCACTGGGCGCTGACCGAACGCGCCGATATTGCCGATCGCCGACTTGATCTGGTTGGGCCGGAAGGCGATGAAGTAGTTGTCGGTCTGGCGCTTGCGGGCATCCTCGCGGGCGATGCCTTCGAGGATCTTCTTCTTCTCGGCGTCGCTCATCCAGCTGTTTGCTCGGACCCGAGAGATCCGCTCGACATTGCGGTACTTGCCGCGAATGATGATGCCGTCATAGCCCTCGCTCTTGGCGCGCGCGATCAGCGCCCCGGGGAGCTCGCCGCGGCTCTCGAGGTAGCTTCCGGCGCCGTAGCCTTCATCGGCATCGATGATCAGCGGGTTCTTCAGCGCCAGGTACGCCGGCATCACGTTTTGGCCGCCGTTGTACAGGGCCGTGCTGTCGTACGCTTCGCCGTCATCGAAGTCGTAGTCGGTGTCGACCTCGCGGCCGCCGCCAAAGCCCTTGTAGCGGTACTTCTCGGCGTAGATCGGCAGGCCTGTGGCGTCGTCGGCCGCAGACTCTGCGGTCTCCAGGCGGCCGGTGAAGAAGAAGGCTTGCTCGTCCTTGAGGCCGTAGGTCTGACCGGCGCGACCCATGTCGAAGATCGCAACGTCGGCCGCTGTGCCGTGGTACACGACGCGCGGCTGGCCGAGGCCGTTCACAACTTTGGAGCCCTCGAACCACTTCTTGAACTCGGGCGTCTGCGTCTGGGCGCGATCCGGGCTGAACAGCGGCACGCCGCCGGCCACCTTCTCGCGCATGGCGTCGGTGACGTCGAAGCCGGGTTGCGCCCCGCTCATCTTGGCGAGCGCCTCTTCGGCCTCGACGCGAAGGTCGTAAAGACCGCCGACCTGCTCACCGTTCTCGACGATCGCATAGTAGCTGCCGGGGCGCTCTTCGATGGAGTAATCGCCGCCGAGAGCAACAGCCCTCATCTGCCCACCACCCACCTTCGGCAGCAGCTTCTTCAGCGTTGTGGGCACGATGGTGTCGTAGAAGGTCTTCATGCCTTCGCCGCCGACCTTGAGGTCAAGGCCAGAGAACCTAGCCTTCATTCCAGGCGAAGGAAGCGACTCAACGATCTTCTGCGCCATTTCCTTGCCGACGTGCTCTTCAAGCTGATCGGCGGTCAGGCCGTCTCGGTTGAAGTCGCGGCCGTCTTTCGTGGAAATGTCGAGGTTGTAGAACGTCTCCCCGGTGCGAGCGGCATCGCTCATCGCGTCGATGCGCTCAACCTGCTTGCTCAGGTCATACCGATCCGCAGACTGCTCGCCGTTGACGAACGCCACCTTGTCATAGCCACCTTCTGCGGCCATGACCATCACGCGCTTGAGGGCGAGGTTGAGCCAGCCTTCGGTCTTGGTGACGAAGGGGGCGCGAGGCACACCAGAAGCATTGAGGCCAACGAATCCTTCGTCCTGACCCTCCATGCCCTGCATGTAGGTCGGGTCGCCCTTGAACCCCTTCTTCTTCCCCTCCTGACCCCAGTCACTCTGCAGCTCCTCGACAAACAGCACGCGCTTGCCATCGGCATCGGTGCGGTCGTTTACACGAATGTGGGCGAGGACGTTGGGTTGGTCCCAGCGGGGGGAGCGGTACAGCTTGCCTTCATTTTCACGACGCCGCATCAAGACGGCCGCGTCGTCTGCGCTGCGGCGATCCCGGTATGCTTCCGCCTCTTCAATTGTGGGGACCGTCTTGACAGGGCCGTACTTGTCAGACAGCACATACGCCCCATCATCTCGGCGCTCAATCTTGAGCGGCTTAGGATCGTTGGGCTCAGCCTTGATGGGCAACGTCAGCAACACCTCGCGGTAGTTCTCGCCACCGGGTAGGGTGTACTGGCTGTACTTAGTTGGCAGGTCTGCCTGCATTTTCTCAAGGGCCAGCTCAGCGTCCGATCGAGAAGAGAACGTGCCCCCAACAGGGTCCGCAGAATCTCCGTCGTCGACGCGATAAATGCCCCACTCCTTGTCGCCGTATCGACCAACAACAAAGCCTTCGGTGCCGCCGTCAAGGCCAGTCTCTCCCAGCACCACCTCCTCAACCCGCACCCCGCCCTGCTCGAGGTACTGCGCGACCTGCTCTTTGGTGATCTTGGGGGTGACGGTCTTTCCGAGGTCAAGGTTGTCGAAGCTCTCGACGCTGATGCGGCTCTTGACGCCCTCCTTCTTCGCCCACTCCTCTGACGCCCGACGCAACTCATCCGTGATCGCCGACTCGGCCTCGTCCTTGGTGCGGAAATAGGTGCCGAGGTCATCGACCTGCTGCCAGGTGCCATCCTCGTTCTGGTGCTCATCGATCAGGCCGTATCCGCTTTCGTAGACGGGCTTGGGTTGGCCCTCAAGATCGAGCCAGTCGTTGATGCCTGACCACTCGACCTCGTCGGCCTTGACGGCGCCCTTGTTGAGAAGGCCCTTGATCGCAGTCTTCCAGGCGCCGGCCGGGGCGGACTTGATTGGCGCATCCTGGAGGCCCCGCGCCAGGGCGCTGTAGAAGCCGAGAGGGGTGCGATCGGCGCTGCGGCGGATGTCGGGGTTCCACGAGAACCCGCCGTCGTTGTTGGTTGCGCTCTTGACCTGGGTCGGGTTCCAGACAACGACCTCCGACATCTTGTTGCCGATGTACTCGACCAGGCCGTCGTAGCCCTTATTCAGCGCCAGGCTCTTGACCTCGGAGCCGACGTAGCCGTACTTCTCGTAGGCGGACTCGACCTTCCTTGCCGCCTTGTCGCGGTCCATGCCGAGGGCCACCAAAGCCTCGACCATGGGGTCCTGGCCGCGCGAGAGGCGGATCTCCAGCGGGCGCTCCATGCGGACGTAGAGGCTGCTCACGGCACCGCTGTTGTCCTCGGCATACCCGCGCGCGCGATCTTTGTCGGGCGTCATGTAGAAGCCGACGCCCAGTGAGCCGCGGCCGCTGACCTTCGGCACTGCCTTACCATCGGGCGCCTGCGCGAAATCGAAGCCGCCGTGGTACAGCACCAGCGGCTCGCCGCCGGGCTTGCCGTTCTCGGTCATCACCGAGTCGGCGAACCAGCGCTTGAACTCGGGGGTATCGGTTTGGCGGTCGGCGGACTTGGTGATGTCCGGATTGTCAGCCGCAAAGTCGCCATTGTTTCCGATGGCGGACTTGATCTGCTCCGGGCGGAATGCCACCCACGAATAAACCTCCCGGCGCCCACTTGGCTCGGACAACCGCATGCCGTCGTAGCCTGCACGCTTCAGCGCATCCGACAGCTCAGTGTCGCCGTCGAAGAAGTTCCAAATTTCCTGTGGGTCGCTTTCGTACAGCTCGACAAGACGCGAGTAGCCTTGTCCTTCCAGCGCGTCATACACGCTGCCTGGCACACCGCGCCGAAGATCCGCCGGCTTACTGATCGAGAGGTAGGCGGGCATGACATTAGCGCCGCCACCCTCCGCAAAGCTGCTGGCGAACGCCTTGTCGCTGGTGAAGTAGAACCCCGCCCGCCCCTCAATGTCGTCGCGGAACGTGTCGAAGTCGCCCTGCGTCCCGTGGTACACCACCAGCGGCCGGCCATTGCCGTCGACCACCTTGCTGTCGCCGAACCACTTCTTGAACTCGGGCGTGTCGATCTGGCGATCGGCGCTCTTGCGAATGCCGCCCTCGCGCTCGGCCGGGGCCGTCACCGTGAAGATGTCCGGGTGCTGCTCCTTGAGCAGGCGCATGAACTCGCGGCGCTCGTCCTCGAGCTCGGCCATCGTGTCGGCTGTGGCCATGACCTGCGCGCGCTCAACGGGCACGCCGTCGGCGCGGTACTGGTCCAGGCGCTCCAGAAGGGCATCGCGATCGAGGTCGCCCATGTCCTTCACAACGCTCATGCAACCAGAAATTTTCAGTGTGCTCATAGAACATCTCCGCGAATCACGGCCATCATAATGATGGTCAAAACCTCTTCGTCCTGTCGGTGCACCTGGGCGACGACGTCGCTCTCATCCAGGCCGAACAGGCTTCGCCGAACCTCTCGGTACGAGTCAACCCCGGCGGACGCTCCGCCGCCGGTGGACGGGACGACCACAAACAGGTCGACAGCGGCAAAGCCCTGGACCGCCGCAACCCGGGGCGAATACCCAATGCCCTGGACGGCGATGGCGCGAGGGGACAGCATCAGGCCAGCCTCTCAACGACAGTGGCGCCGCCCTGGCTTGCGATGGACTGGGCGATGCCCCCCGCCGACCTGGCGGACTCGCTGTTCATCAGGGGCGCGCCAGGCTCAAGCCCGGTGATCTGGTGGACCTCCCTGCAGCTCATCTCAGACGCCGCAGCAAGGGTGCCAGTGGTGCCGCCGCTCATAGGGTATGACCAGACTCTTGCGGGCGTGGTCATCTTCAGTGCCTTGTGACGGTGACGGAACCCGCGAGCTCGCTGATGCCCTGCACGATCGAGGCAACGGAGCGCTCGGTGGCGGACACGATGAGCGGCGAGCCGAGCTCGAGGCCGTGAATCTGGTGCAGCTCACGCAGCATCGCGTGCAGCTCCACAAGCGTCTGGCCGGCCGTCAGGCCATTGCTGAGCGTGTAGCCCCAGATGGCCGACGGCGGCGCCCCATACGAGACCTCGCCGGCCACAGAGGCGGTGTCGGACCCGGATTCGGTCGCTGAGACCGAGGCCCTGACCAAGACGCTGCCCGCCGCGGCCGAGGCGTCGGCGCCGGCTTCGCTGACCGCGAGTGCGCCACGGACCCTGACGATGCCATAGGCGGATACCGCATCCGCGCCATCTTCGAGCGCGTCCAGAGTGCCGGTGATCTCGTTGCTGACGGAGCCCGAGGCGGCGAGGACATCTGCGCCAGCCTCTTGGGCGGCAAGCCCGCCCTTGACCTTGACGGCGCCTGCGCCCGCAAGACCGTCTGCGCCAATCTCGGTGACCGCCAGCGCGCCCTTGACAATGACCCTGCCGACGGAGCTTGCGGTGTCCGCTCCCGCCTCGCTCGCCGCGAGCGCCCCCTTGACGGCCACCTTGCCAGATGCGGCGGCAGTGTCCGTACCCACCTCCGCGGCAGCCACGGCGCCCTCGACAAGGGCTTTGCCACTTGAGGCAATGGCGTCGGACCCGCCCTCCGCGGCCGCAAGCGCGCCCCCAACCCTGACGCGGCCAGCAAAGGCTGCGGCATCCGCACCGCTTTCCGCGGCGGACAGCGCCCCCCTGATGATGGCCCTGCCGGCGGAGGCAAAGGCGTCGGCGCCGCTTTCAGTGGCGGCCAGGGTGCCGGCGACGGGGCCAGGTGCTCCGCCGCTGGCGGCAAAGGTGTCGCCGCCTGCCTCCGCAGCAGACAGCGCACCGCTGACGCGGACGACACCTTCTGCGCTGAGAGTGTCGGCGCCGGACTCGACGGCCGACAGGTTGCCGGTAATGGCCGGCGGCCCTGCCCCGCCGGATTGGAGCAGGGTGAGAAACATGCGTTACACCACCAGGGTCTTCAGGCGGTCGAGCGTGGCGGTCGTTTTAGCGACTTCGGCGTCAAGCCGCGTGATCTGCTCCAGATCGCCCACTGCCGCAGCCGATGCGCGAGCGCTGTTCAGCGCGGCAAGCCGCGCCTCCATCAGGCGGATCAGGTCTTCGATGCTCATACCAGCACCACCAGTTCTTGCGAGATTGTGGAGAGGTGCGACTGCATCAGCACGACATCGTATGTGTCGGTGCCGTCCAGCGCCGCGTAGGCTGCGATGCGCTTGCCGAGTGCCGCCGTGCCGGACTGGATGAAGTCGGTGTTGGTGTACGGGCTGAGCACTCGGTTCTGCACGTCGAAGCGGAAGAACTGGTTGGCGGCGCTGGCGACGTAGGCGTTGATGTAGAACATGCGCCCCTCGTTCTCGAACGGCGCGTACCCGCCGCAAGAGCCCACGCCGATGGTCACCGTGTTGCCATCGTAAGCAATTGCCCCGGCCCAAGTGCCCGTGATGCTTGCGGCGATGTCCAGAACGTCCAGCGTGACTGCGCCACCCCGGAGGAAGTAGCAGAAGCTGTGCCGGGCGTTGCGGGCTGCGTCTGGCCGGATGCCCCAAGACGGCATCCACATACCGCCCGCTGCTTGAGCCGCTGGGGCGGCCCCGAAGTAGGTAGTCGACCACGCCCCGGCCGCAATGCTGTTGGTGCCGTTGTTGACGGTAGCATCGCCGTAGTTGTAGGTGTAAACCGTGGTGGTGGCCGTGGAGCGCATCAGCAGCAGGTTGGGCAGCTCGATCACGAACTTCGCGCTGGCTGAGGGCTGCGTGGCCCAGGCGGTGCCCAGCGTGTAGACGGCGCTGGGGCCTGCGGTGTGGCTGGCGATGATGCGCCGCTGACCCACCGCTGCGGGCGTGGTCGTGTCCTCAACAATCCGTATCTGGAAGTTGCGGTATTCGTTTGCCACCACCACCGCATCACCCAGCGTGGCCTGTCCTGTCAGGGTGGATGCGCCCGCTGCTGTGGCCGTCAGGGCATAGCGACTGACCACGCCCGTGTCGTAGTTGTATGCGCCCTTGATCATGCCGTCGCCGGGACTGCAATCGTAGGGCGTGTACTGCTCATCCAGCACCATGATGTCGGAGTCGGTGCCGATGGTGGCGGGCAGGTTGGTGGTTGACAGGCCCGTTGACAGCGTGTTGGACGCAACCTCAAACGAGCGCCAGATGTTGGCGGCGGTGGTCCCCGCGCCCAGATTGAACAAACGGCCGGCGATGATCTCGTACCGGGCGCCGGTGCTGGGCGTGAAGCCAAAAGAACTCAGCACCTGTATCGTTGGCGTGGTGCCTGCGGTGTTGCCGGTGATGTAACGCTCGGCGGTCTTGCCGGCCACGGTGTCGATGATTCGCAGCTTGAAGCCGTAATCACCAGAGCCACCACGGTTGGCCAGCATGTTGGTGCCGACCGCAGTGGGAAACGCGGTGGAGATCACGACCGAGGTGGTGGTCGCGCCTGCGGCAATGGTGCCCACCAGCCCGAGGGACGGAACAAAAGCCGAGGCCGCGCCAGCTCCGAAGGTGCCCGCCAGGGCCATTGATGCCATCGGCTGCCACGCCTTGGTGACGATGTTGAACCTGTTCACCACCGTGTTGCTGATCGTCTGGTAGACAAACGGGTTGCGAGACACATCGGAGCGCAGGTCTGAAGCCATTGAAGCCGCAGCCGCATGGGCGTTGGGCGCCGGGTTGACCTGCCGCCAGACGAGTTGGTCGATGACTTTCTTGAAGGTGTTTGCCATTTTGTTCTCTCAGGTGATGCGGGCTCGGACACATTGCGCCCAGGCGGAGCGGTTTTGATCGAACACAGTCATCTGCGCGGAGTAGCCGCCGACTGCTGCAATGTTTGCCAGCGTCGTGACTGTCGTGACTGTGGTGACTGCGGTGACCGTGCCGCTTTCAACCACCACTGTGCCGCGCTGCCGCCCAAGCGACTTGTCATAGCCCAGAGGTGCCATGAGCATTTGCAGGATGCGCAGCAGCAGGCCGCCGGTGTGACGGTCGGCCACGGGCAGGGGCGCGTCTTCGGTGACGGGCGTCGGCACGCCTTCTTGCAAGTGCTCGATCAGCGCCTTCTGGTGGTGGGCGCCGCCAGCATCCAGGTCAGTGGCGACGTTTGCGCCTGCGCCGGGGGTGTAGCTAAGTTGTGATGCGGCCATGCTCTACCTCAAGCCGCGTGCGTGATCGCCGCGCTGTCGATGGTCACCGTCTGACCGGCGGTGATGGACAGCGAGTCGAGGATGATGTCGGCAGCACTCAACCCAACCGTCAGGCCGGTAATGCGATCGTTGTTGTTGCTGTCGCGGATACGGGCGGCAGCAGGCGTGCCCGAGGCGTTCGCCGAGGTGTCAGACTTCGGGAATCCGCTGAGGGTCAGCACGGCGCCGGAGACCGTTCCGCACGGGTCGTCGAGGGTGATCTCAGCCAGCACGGTGGCCATGCCGGCCGTGCCGATCTGCAGCACGCCGGGGCCGCTGCCGGAGTCGACCTGGTCGCGAACCGCGGTCATGCGAGCTGCTTTGGTGGGGGTGTCGTAAATGACTGCCATGATGTTTTCCTTTCAAACAAAATGTTGGTGGCTGAAGAAAACTAGAGTCGAGGTGCGGCGTCTACGGACTCGATGAAGCCGCGGACGTCTCGCTTGATGGTGAACGTCCATGACTTCGGCGAGGCCGTGGGCGCCGAAACCCGCAGCTCGCGCAATCGTTCGGTGATGGCCTGAACCACCTTCTCGTTGCCGGACTCGATGGCCTGGGCCACCGGGTCCATGTCAAGGTGGATCTGGATCGTCTCTTGGGTCGCCACGACGGGCGGCGGATCCGCGGGCGCGGGCTCGGCGGCCTGAGGCGTTGACTGCTCGGGGGCCGGCTCGGGCGCAGGCTCGGGCTCGCGGCGCGAGACCTTGTCCATGGTCGTGTTGAACTTGCTGGCGCCGAGCTCGACCTGAGCACCGGCCGCCAGCGCCAATCGCTTGAGATCGGCCTGTGACTTGACTCGTCTCATTTCTTCAGGCACTCCAGCAGTTTGCCGATTGTAGCGATTCGCTGATTGTAGTCAGACAGCGCCTCGCCGGCGTCAACCGTGAGCCTGGCCTTTTCCCCGGTGTCCTCGACCTCGACTTCGTAGGTCACGCGCCGGCCGCGAGCTTGGGCTGGCGTGACCTCTTCGCGCTCCTGTGGTTGAGGCTCAGCGGCCTCCGGTGCGCGGTCGGCGGACTTCGTTACTTCTGAGGCGGCTGCTCCGGCGGCAGACTCCCCACCAGGAACCTCTGCTGCCGGTTCTGCTCGTTGAGCTCCATCCCCTGCAGTTGCTGCCGCAACAGCGTCACGAACGGAGCGTCCTTGCCAAGACGCTGCTCCATCGCGGCCAGATTGTTGCGCAGCATTTCGAGTTGAGTAGGCATTGATCGCGTCCTTGTATTCGTCGTTGAAGCGGGCGTCCACCTCGTAGTGGAAGAGTCCACCGAACGACACGCCAGGCAGCCTGTCGATCACCCGGTTGACGAGCTCCTGCAAGTCGCCGCGCGCCCCCTCCATCTTACCAACGATCTGTTGGTCCGTCAGCCCATTCCAGCTGCTATCGCCGTAGCGCGCATTGAACTCAGGCAGGTACATGATGCGCATGCCAACGGCCTTGGGCATGGCGCCGGAGAGCGCCTGCGGCGTGCGCCGGCCATCAACCACAACGGTGTAGCCGCCGATGCGGAAGTATCGATCGCTGCGGCCTTCGCCCTCGGGCTGCGCGCGCGGCACGGCGGTGCGCGCCACGCGGCGCATCATCTGCTCGACCTTGTCGGGGTCGGCTGAGTCGCGGAAGTAGATCTCCACACCCGGTCGGTGCAGGGTCAGGTCGACGTTTTCGTCGGGGCGCAGCACGCGAGCCACGAAGGCCGAGTCCTGGCGCTCGCGCTGCGCGACCTCAAAGGTCTTGGCCGCCAGCGGCAGCGGATTGAACCCGTCGCGGGCGATGAACTCGCCGTCGAAGGCGCGCTCCGGTGTGCCGTAGCGGCCCTCGGTGGAGTAGACCTTGGCGGCCACCAGTGAGCGGCCGTTGTCGCCCTTGTAGGCGGCGCCGTGGATTTCTTGCGCGACCTGCGCCTGCTTGGCGTCGGTCGGCACACTGGCCTGGCCCTGAATCTCAGAGGAGGACTGCACCGAAAGACCGAGGAAGAATCGATCCAAGGTACGAGACATGCGCGCGAGCTCGCGCAACGATGACTCCCGGGTGGCGCGCAGCTGCTCGGGCAGCGGGCGGTCGAAGGTCTTGGCCAGGCGTGCAGCCTCTTTCTTGAGGGCGCCGATCCGAGCGGTGACTTGCGCGGCACTGCGGCGCGACTTGGGCAGCCGCTCCAGGGTGACCGCGACTCGGGCCTTGAGTCCCTCAAGGCTGGTCTGCAACTTGGCCAGGGCCCGGTCGGACTTGGCCGATCCGTCGTTGCTCTTCTTGGCCTTGCGCACTGCCGCGGTCATCTTGACCACGGCAGCCATGGCGGCGGCCGCATCCTGGTACGGCTCGAGCTCGTCTGCGATCTCGTAGATGCGGGCCTGAGCAACCTCCTTCTGCGCGCTGGTGGCGGAGATGGAGCTGTCGGCAATGCGCCTCAGTTCGCGCACCCGGGCCTGGTCCTTGACGCCGGCAAGGTCGGCCTCGAACTCGAACGAGCCGCCCTCTCCGGCGGCCGACGTCCAGTTGTTGCGCGTCCAGATCTCTTTCTCGACAAACCAGACCAGTGCTTGCAGGTCGTCGTCGTTGATCTTGCTGAGCACGTCGCTCTGGGCCATCTCAGCGTCGGCGCGCACCCACTGCACAGCCTGGGTGAACACGTCTTGCCCGAAGCCGAACTGCAGCGTGGCGTCACCCGAGGTCAGCATGCTGCCCGACACGCCGGTCTCGGCCATCGAGGCGATGCGCGGCCTGCCGGCGTTGCGCTGCAGGTTGCGCGCCGCCCACACGTCGATGGTGGCGCGGCCACGGAAGCCGATCAGATTGCCGCTGAAGTTCAGCGCCTTGGGCGCCGTGCCTCCGCGACCGATGTCCGGGTCGGCGTTCTTGACCACGCGCCACAGGTCGATCATGGCGCGCACGACGTTCTGGCCGTTGAAACCGTACTTCTTGCCCGACTCCTTCGCCGGCAGCATGTCGTCGGGGAAGTTGCGCGCTTCCTTGGCGCGCTCGGCGAGCCACTGGTATTCGCCGAGCTCCTTGATCGCCTTCTTTGACATGCCGCGCTCGAGCATGGCATTGAAAAAGTCCTTGAACCGCGCCTCTATCTGGTCGACGTTGTCCGCCCAGGCGACCCATTTCGGCATGAGCTCATCGAAGTCGCCACGCAGTGCGCGGCGCAACGAGTCGATCGCGTTGTCCCAGTTGCCGCGCACCGGCGTGTTGGGGCTGGTGGCGCCCAGCAGGTCGGCGTACAGGTCACCCAGGCCGCCGAACTCGCGGCGCAGGCGCTCGCGCATGGCCTTGTACCAGGCCGCCTGGGCGATGATGTTGGAGGCTGCCTTGTCGCCAGCCTTGGCCCGCTCGTACACCTCACGAACGTCGGCCACCAAGCCACCAGCCACGCGCCTTACCGCCGCGTCGTACTCGGGCGTGCCAGGCTTGAGTGCGCGCCCATCAGGATCGGTGTTGAAGCTGTAGGGCACGTTCTCGTAGACGTACGCGACCTTCTGCTTGCCGCTGTCGTCAGTCTCGAGCTCGGCGCGCACGAACACCACCGGCGCCCAGCCGTTGCTCGGCGGGTGCGCCGCCTTGGCGTCGCGCACCGTGGCCTCAATCTCCTCGGCATCGAGGCCGGTATTGACCGCCGACTTCTCGATCGCCTTGCGCTCGGCGTCACTGAGCACCACGCGCGCGGCCACCACGCGCTCACCGCGCTCGGCCACCAGGTTGTGCAGGCTTACGTCGCCGACGCGGTCTTCGGTCTTGCGGATGTCGTCTTCGCTGACGCTGAAGACCCCGCCATTGAAGTCGGCGCTCTTGAGCTGGTTGGGCTCGAAGGCCACGAAGACGTCCGCCGGCTCGCCGCCGTACCCGGGGCCACCGCCGTCGTCCATGACGCTGCGAATGATGGCGCCGTCGTTACGCGACCGGCGCGCCCCGCGAACCACATCGTCGGTGGTCTCGTAGTTGTCGCCCGCGGGCTCGGCGGTGGCGCCGTCGTTTTCGCTGGCCAGGCGCTCGGCCTCTTCCTGCTCCAGGTACGCTCGCCCGTCATCGGTGTAGATGAGATCGCCATCGGCGTCGAGGACCTGGTACTGCCCATAGCGAGACCCGTCCCAGTTCGCGCCCTCGAAGTGCGACTCGCTGGGGTTGCGGATGTTGACGAACAGGGCGTAGATGCCAGGCTGGTCGCCGGCCTGCGGATCATCATCGGCGGGCTCCACCACGCGGCGCGCCCGGTTGCGGCGCACGTAGCTTGCCGCCATGCCTACGTCGTCGGTTGCGAAGATGCCGAGGTCGCCGCGCTTCTCGCCGCCCGGCTCCTCAAAGGCCATGAAGCCGCCCTTGCCGCTGCCGTGGTAGACCACCAGCGGCTCGCCGTTCTCGTCGACAGCCTTGGAGACCTCATCCAGCTGATCGCTCCAGACGCCACCCTCCTTGCCGGCGAACTTCTCCCAGTCGCCGAACCAGTTCTTGAACGACGGCGTGCGCACCTGCACCCACTGCCGCTCATTCAAGTTGCTGGGCGTGCCGTTCGGCGCCTTGAGCCACTGCTCAGTGCCCTTGAACTTGGCCTCAACTTCGGCGTACTCGCGCTTGGCGCGATCGGCGGACTTGCGGATTTCCGGCCCCACCCCTCGGGCGATGCCGGCCAGGCCCTGCTTGTCCATGCCGACGGGACTCTTTGCGGCCGCCACGACGGCGGCCTTTGCATCGGCAAACCCCGGGTGCAGACCGTCGGGTAGGCTGTCTGGGCTAAACCACTGGGCGCTCGAGCTCTCCCAATTCAGCCGCGGGCCAAACTCGGACGGAACGGTGGCGATGAACGTGTTGTAGGTGGCGTTTCCAAACTTGACGGAGGCCACGGGCTCGAGCGCGATGTCGCCCGAGTAGCCGATCTCTTCCTTGGCTTCGCGGGTGGCAGCGTCAACGAGTGACTCGCCCTCATCAACGGCGCCACCAGGAATGCTCCAGGTGCCAGGGTTGGCGACGCCAGGGCCACGCTTCGCAAGCAGAATGCGGCCAGTGTCGGCGGCGCGGAAAACGATGCCTGCAGCCTGCGGGCCCGCGGACTTGCGCTCGGAGCCCATGATCTGGCGCACTCTTCGTACCAGCTCGTCCTTGTACATAGCCGCGTCGCCATTGAACGCGCCGATGTCCAGCAGCTGCGCAGCCTCCTCGGGCATCGTCGCCATCAGGATCTGCGCCCAGCGCGCGGGCGCGAGCGAGCCGGCCGGCAGGCTCTTGTTGGCGGCGATGCGATCGCCCAGGTCCATTTCGCGCGCCTTCGGGGCCGGAGCGGTGGCGGTCTCGTCGCCATCAATGCGTGAGCGCGGGCCGAGCACCTCGGGGGTGATGGTCTGCTTGCCGAGCAGGATGACCTGGCCGGGCTGCGTGCCCTCCAGGCGTGTGAGGTAGCCGCTGTAGCCGTTGTCGAGCACCTTCGACTCGAAGACCCGGGCGTTGCCGCCCTTGAGCTTGAGGGGGTCCGCGTCGGCGTCGTAGATGTTGGTGAGCGTGGCCTTGTGGGCAATGCCGCCCACACCAGACTCCGGCCGCACGCCGGTGCCCTTGTCGAAGTAGAAGGACAACCTCTCGCGAATCCGTCCGTCTGCGGAGGACATGATCTCGTCGCGCGCGCTGCCCCTCAGGCCGGTGCCGAAGAACGAAGTCGACAGCGTCTTGCGCGGCTGCTGGCTGAAGTGGTAGCCGGTGACAGTGAGGCCCTCGGGGCGATCCTCGCTCTTGCGGATGTCGGGGTTCTCGGGGTCGTAGGTTCCCTGGTTGCCGATGGCGGACTTGATCTGCTCGGGGTCGAAGGTGATGAACTCGCGTGCGCCGGGATTCGACGAGCTTTCAACGATGAGCCCGTCGTGGCCCATTTCGCGCAATGCGTCTTGAAGTTGGCGGCCAACGTACCCCGTGTCTTCGCGGCGCATCCCGGCAATCAAACGCTGCGCTTTTTCGCGGGGAAGGATGTCGCGAATCAGGTCGAAGTTCGCTTCGTCGCCTGGGTCGCGCTCGTAGTAAGCGGGCTCGCGGTAGATGTACGGGCGCTCCATGCGCAGGTACACCGGCATGACGTTCTCGCCCTCGTCCGAGTTCAAGGCGTACTCATCGGCGAGCGTCGCGTCGTCCGTGAAGTACATGCCCTTGCCGTACCAGCCGCGGCGAGACGCGCGAAAGACTGTGATGTCCGCGCCCGTCCCGTGGTACACCACCAGCGGCCGGCCCCGACCGTCAACCACCTTGCTGTCACCGAACCACTTCTTGAACTCGGGCGTCTCGGTCTGGGCGCGGTCCTCCGACTTGCGGATGCCGGCGATCTTGGCCATCTCTCGGAAGCGCTGCACCACCTTCTTGTGGTGGTTGCCGATCGACATCTGGTCGACCTTCATCTTCGGCGTGCCGGTGATGTTCTTCGTCGTTTCGCGCCCGTCAACGAACTCGGTGGCCGACGTGATCAGCGCGCCGCCAGAGGTGCGCGTCTGCAGCAAGACGGGGATACCCTCGTCGCGCAGATCGGTTGTGGCGGACCAGTCGTTGAGGCCGTTCTTCTTGAGCTGCGTGTGGGCGCGCTTGACGCGGTCCTCGCTCTTCTTGAGCTGCTGCTCGGCGCGCAGCTGCTCCGCAGCCATCGCACGTTGCGACACGCCGGAGCTCTTGAGGTAGTCGGCCATGGCGTCGCGGAACGCGGCGCGCACTTGCTCGAGCTCCTTGACGAAGCTGTCGGCCTTGTAGCCTGGCCGCTGGGCTGCATCGAGAATGCGCGCGACCATGCGCTTGAACAGCGCAGAGAGCTTGGCGATGATGCCCTTTGCGTTTGCGCCGTTCTCCTCCTGGATCTTCAGAAGCACCTCGCCCCAGAACGTCGGGTCCTTGAGCAGGTTGCCGCCCAGGTCGGACACGAGCTCCTCGAGCTCGCCGCCGCTTTGCTCGGACAGCGCCTCGCTGCCTTGCTCCCCGATCTTCAGGTCGGTGCGGCCGCTCTTGGCGACGAACTCCTTGGCATTCTTGGCCGCGCTCTTGCCACCAAAGGTCTTGACCGTCTTGCCGTCGGCATCGCGCACCACGACGCTGCCGTAGTAGTCCTTACGGAAGCTCTTGGGGTCAATGACGCGCTCGCGCACAACGGCGGCAATCGCGTTCCAGGCCTCGGGGTTGGTTTCGCGCAGGGTGTGGAAGAACTCGTGGCCGAACACCGCCAACGGGTTGATCGTGGTCTCGCTCGCCACGAAGAGCGTGTTGGGCTGGCCGGGGATCGCGAAGCCGTCAGCCAGGCGCTTTCCGTCGGCCTTGTAGAAGACGACCTGCTTGCCAAGCATGTCGGCGATGGTCTGAATCAGCTCTCCGTCCTCTTGTGACAGCGGGCTGGGTCCGCTGCCTCGCGGGGCGCTGGTCTGCTTCGGTAGCTCGCTGGCTCGAACCAGGCGCAGCTTGCGCTGCTCGCCGCCGTCGCTGACGTAGAAAAACTTGGGCTGGCCGTCGGCATCAGCCTGCTCGGCGGGCGCGAGGTTGGGCTGCGTGATGGCGGCCTCAACCGCAGCACCCGGCGCGGCTGCAGCTGTTGCCTCAGGGGCAACAGTTGTTGCGCTTTGCGCAACACCCGATCCAGCCGCCGGCTTCTTCGCCGCACGCGACTTGGCCCAGGTCTTGAACTGGCCAACGCTCATCTCGGTGATGGCGCCCAGGCCGGTCCAGCCCGGCTCGTAGTTGGCCAGGTAACCCTGGCGCGCCGCCTCTTCCGAGGTGAAGCCCATCATGACCTTGTGCTCGTCGAACGAGCCGTCCTCACTCACCTGGTCGATGACGAAGATCTTGTTGGTGTCAGGACGAGGGCCAATGAAAACATCCACAGGGTCGCCGTCGGCACCTTCCGTGCGCTTGATTTCGCCATAGTGGTGAACCATTTTGGTTTCCCATGGCTTGGCTGCGCCTGGCTTGCTGCGACGAATGGAGCCCTCCGGATTCTCAATGGTGATGACGACACCGTTGAGGTCAATCTTGTCGCCCTTCTTCCAGTTGTTGGCCTCAATGTTCCGAGCGGTGGGCTCGCTGCGATCGTTGAGCGGGCTGGTCGCGGCGGTGTTGGCCAGGGCGTCGACGCGATCCTTGATCGCCTTGCGCGCAAGCTGCGCATCAGCCGGGCCT